ATACAAAGAAGGATTCAATGCAGGATGGCAGCAGCTTAGACAAAAAGACGTAGCAGAATGCAGGAAGGAAATATGTAAAGTTCTTGGAGTGAATAACCGAAACTCATTTATATACTACAAGAACGGGAACATTGAACCAAAAGTCAGCCAGGCCTTTGAAATTGAAAAAATATTTAAAAAATATGGCATTACAAATATCTGGGGAAAGGGGAAATGAAAAAGATAGCAATTTTTGGAAGCAGGGAAATAGACACAGAAGCAGTAACCAATATTTTGAATGAAATGATGTCTAAGGAAATTTGGTATATCACGTCCGGAAACATAAAAGGAGCGGCAGAATGCGCCCGGAATGTCGCATCAGATAAAGGCATTAAAATTACACTGTATAACTACGAAAGTGGACTTGGCTTTTATGTCGCACTGAAAGATATTACAACAAAGAATAAAAAAATGGTACAGGAATGTGATGAAGCTTTGGTTTTTTGGAATGGAGAAAGCAAAGGCACTGAACGTGAAATAAAAATGCTGAAAAAAGAAAACAAGCCCTACCGGCTTTTTAAAATTGAGAAAAAAGAAAATCACATTGATATAAAAACAAATTCTTTTAGAGATCAAATCATGTTTGCAAGAACAAGCAATAACCCAAAAGAGCTTGAAACTTTAAGCCAATCATCCTATTGGCAGGTAAGATATGAAGTTTCAAGAAACAGCAATACACCGGAAATAATATTGCTGAACTTGGTAAACGACAACAATTTAGATGTTCAAAAACAATGTAAAATCAAATTAAAATTAAATCGCCAATAATGAAAAAAACATTGACAATGCCGGGTTTGACCCGGAAACAACGATTAATCGTATTGTATTTCGCTTCATCGTTTTGCTCTCTTTGCATTACCGATGAAACGCCGCTTTGGATAGTAATTCTTATCGTTTTGAATTTTGCCAATGCGGCAAGATTGATAAAAAATGTGCCACTACAAAAAAACGAATAACATGGAAATCGATCGGAACACAAGAATTATCGACCTGACGGTTGGGGAATTGATGGATTTGTTAGACAAACAACAAACAGCAATTATCGAACAACCGAAAGAAAAACGCTTGGTGTACGGCATTGCCGGAATTGCACAACTATTCAATTGCAGCATGACCACTGCAAACCGAATCAAGGCAAGTGGGAAGATTGACCGGGCTATTTCGCAGTGTGGAAGAATGATAATCGTCGATGCTGACTTGGCACTCGAATTAATGAAAAAGAAACAATAACGAAACCATGAACATGAAAAGGAGAAAATCTTACCTCAATAACCGTATTGCACGACAATCGGAAGCATTCAGAAACGCATTGGATTATTGCAGAATATACGGATTGGATTGGCACACAAACATTAAGCCGATGATCGAAAACAGTGAGATTATCGGATATTACGTAATAGACGAAACTTTCAGCACGGCTGTGAAAACTATAATGATTTAAAACAAGAGCAACAATGAAAAAGATTATTTTAAAAGAAATATCCCTTGTGAATTTTAGGGGTGTAAAAGAAAAAAGAATCGAGTTTGGAGAAAAAGAAACTTCGATTTACGGCAGAAATGCAACAAGAAAATCAACCATTTTTGATGCCTTTATTTGGCTTCTATTTGGTAAGGACCAATTCGATCGGAAAGATTTTGAAATTATTCCGATTGAAAACGGGAAACGACTTGATCGTGTTGATGCCGAAGTATCTGCAATTATTGAAATTGACGGGCAAGAAATGAAATTGAAACGTGTTTTGCATCAAAAGTGGGTACGGAGACGTGGAACGAGCGAAGAAGTATTTGATGGCTGCGAAACCTTATATTACATAAACGACGTACCACTGCGTGCAGGAGATTACAAAACAAAAATTGACGAGATCATCGATGAAACAATATTCAAGATGATTACCAACCCGTCATTTTTCTTGTCGCTTAATTGGAAAGAACAAAGGGAGCAACTATTCCGTATTGCCGGAACTGTAAGTGATGAACAAATAGCTGCAACAAACAAAGATTTTAAAGATTTGCTTGATGAGATAAGCGGAAAATCGATGCAGGAATTCAAAAAAGAAATTTCTGCAAAAAAAAGAAAACTAAATGATGATTTAAAGCTGATACCGGCAAAAATAGATCAAACTATTCGTCTAATGCCTGAAAAAAAGGATTACTCTCTTATTGAGCAGGAATTGAAAGAATGCGACGAAAAAATAAAGGAAGTCGAAAGCAAAATACACGATAAGAAGGCGTTGATGGATTCTTATTACAAAGAAATTGACGCAATACAAAGAGAGATCAATTCAATAAAGCAGAAACAAAATCAGGTTGTTTTTGAAGCGGAAAAAAAGGAACAAAAAGAAAGATTTGAGGTAGAAAAACAAAAGACAGAAATAGAGAACAAAATAAGAGCTGCTCAAATACAACTGAACAATGAAATTTCGCATAAAAAGCAATTGGAGAAAAATATAGAATCTCTGACGGCCGAATTAAAAATTAAAAAGAACAGCATTGACGAACTACGGGAAAAATGGATACAGGAAAACAAGAAAGATTTTGACGAAATATCAGAGAATCTTGTATGTCCGCTTTTTAAGATAGTTTGTAATGATATTGTTGCTAATGAGAAATTCAGAAAAAACAGAGAAGAAGCGAGAATATCATTTTATGAAGAGAAGAAAAAGAAGCTTGACAGAATAACAGAAGAGGCAAACAAAAAATCATTAAGAATAATAGAGATAGAAAAAGATGTAATCAATATTACAAAAGAAATTGAAGAATCAGAAAAAACGATTTCTGAGATTCAAAAAGATATCGACAATCTTACTATTGCTTTTAAGGAAATAATAATACCGGTAAAGCGAACCATTATCCCTCAACAAATACATGAATGGGTTGAATTACAGGAAGAAATTGAAAGGCTTAACAATTCGATGCCGAAATTTGAAGAAATTGATGTAACGGAATTTGCGGAAGAAAAGAAAAGTTTAACGGCAAAAAGAGATTTGTTATTGAAAGCACTTTCAGAAAAGGATTTAATTGAAAAATACACAAACGAAATAGCCTTGCTCGAAGAGGAGGCAAGAATGATTTCACAACAAATTGCAGATATTGAAAAGAAAGAATTTACGATCGATGCTTTCACAAAAATAAAAATCGATGAATGCGAAAACAGAATAAACAGATTGTTTGAAATAGTAAAATTCAAACTATTCGACAGAACGATCGATGGGAATGAATTTGAGGCATGTATTGCAACAAATAAGCAGGGCGTACCTATTTCAGTAACAAATCTTGGTGAACAGGTTAATGCCGGAATCGACATAATAAACATATTATCCGAATTTTATAATGTGGCCGCACCGATTTTTATCGACAGGAGAGAATCCGTTAACAGCATATTAAATACTGAAAGTCAGATAATCAACCTTATTGTTTCGGAAGACAGTGAGCTTGTTGTTAAAAAAATAACCTAATCTTAATTTGAGATCTTTTCATTTAATTTATCCATACACTGTTTTGATTGTTGCTGCTTGTGAAAGTCGCAACAATAATTAAAAGGGTGGCGGAACAGGTAGACGCTCTAAATCGACAACGTTATACTGAACAGCTGAAGTCGTAAAAAGCCGTTGGAAATTTAAGGAAGTACAAAGAAAGTAGTACTTGTTTGTAGGTTCGAATCCTGCCCCTTTTACAATGCAATAATGCAGAAATTTAAAATAAACAACAATGGAAACGGTATTACAAAAAACAGAAGGAAGTCAAGAAATTACACGATTTAATTTCTTTGATAAAGAACAATTTGAGGTCATGCAACGGGTTTGCAAATTATTTGCAAAATCGGAACTGGTCCCGGACCTATACAAGGAAAGTAAAGATAATCCGCTTGAAAAGGCTATGGCAAATTGCATGATTGCTCTTGAAATAGCCTCCAGGATTGGGGCATCGCCTCTTATGGTAATGCAAAATTTGGTAATAATTTATGGTAAGCCCTCTTGGTCGAGCAAATTTCTTATTGCGACCGTGAACACATGCGGCAGATTTAACCCGTTGAAATTCAAATTTACCAATCTCGGGAAAGTAGGCAAAGTAAACTATGTAGATTATGTATATAATCCACGTTCAAACAAAAAGGAGGCCGTCATGAAAGAGTTTGACGGTACAAGTATAGATAATATCCAATGTATTGCTTACACGTCTCCTAAGGGCTCCAATGAAATCCTTGAATCATCACCTGTCGATATAAGGCTTGCAATTAAAGAAGGATGGTATACGAAAAATGGAAGCAAATGGCAGACAATGACGCAACAGATGCTAATGTACAGGGCTGCATCGTTCTGGACGTCGGTTTATGCTCCTGAGCTTTCTATGGGAATGAAAACGGAAGATGAAATCAGGGATATTATCGATATCGACTATGAAGAGGTGGATAAGAAAGAAGAAAAGAAACCGGTAATCGACATTGATAAAACAGAAATCAACGAAAAAGAAAAGGAACCCGTAAAAAACACAAACAAAAAAACGGTTGAAGTGAAAGAAGAAAAAAAGGATGAAAGTAAAAACGGGAAAGATGGGAAAAAGAAAGAAAAGGAAATAAAAAATGATGTTATAATCGATGATAAAGGAAAAGAAATTCTTTTTGGAGAAAACAAAAACCTTTTTACAGAAAACCCTCCATTTTAATTGACATGAACTTGAAAGTATTAGGATCATCAAGCAGGGGTAATTGCTACATTCTCGAAAACGAGACGGAAGCGCTCGTAATAGAATGTGGCGTACCTCTTGCTGATGTTAAGAGGGCAATCGATTTTAATATTAAAAAGATTTCCGGATGCGTTGTTTCGCATGAACATCTCGATCATGCAAAATATGTAAAGAATTTCCTCGATTCCGGAATACGTGTATATATGTCTCACGGGACTGCGAGATCGTTGGGGATTGAGCTTGAAACAGTATGTGGCAATACATGTCATTTCAAGTTAGGTGGTTTTCATATCATGTCGTTTCATGTAAATCACGACGCAGCAGAACCGCTCGGTTTTTTGATTAATCATAAAGAAACGGGTACTGTTCTTTTTGCAACAGATACAAGCGATCTAAATTATCAATTCAAGAATATTTCAAACATCCTGATTGAATGCAATTACAGAATCGATTTGCTAAAAAAGAATGTGAATGAAGGATATGTATCAGGATCATTAATGAGTAGAACAATACAAAATCACATGGATTTTGGAACATGCCTTGATTTTTTGAAATCGACAGATTTATCTGTTGTAAACAATATAGTTCTACTTCACTTATCAGACAAAAACAGCAATGCAGGCGAATTTGTCGAGGATATTATAAAAGCAACAGGTAAAAACGTTTTTGTTGCCGACAAGGGTTTAAACATTGAATTAAACAAAACACCTTTTTAATAATAAACAATTTAAAACAAAACAAAATGGAATACAGATCGAATGATTATCTCGGACAGAAATTCGAGCGTAAGATAGAGCTCGAAAAACTGACACCTATCGGGCGAATGTATCTGGAAACATACATACCCGTGAGAGTTGACAATAGAACAATAAAGCTTGTCAAGCCTAAAATATTCAACAAGCCGGAAAACAAAAAACAAAAAAAATGAAAAAAACCAATTATTTCAGTCACGACAGTAACGCCCGTAACGATGAGAAAATTCTCGCCGTACGGATGAAATACGGTGCTGAAGGATATGGTATTTATTTCATGATTCTCGAACGATTAAGAGACTCTGACGGATACATGAGCATCAAAGATTACAATATGTTAGCCTTTGATTTTCGTGTTAGCGCAGAAAAAGTAAAATCAATCGTAGAAGATTTTGGGCTATTTGTATTTACTGAAGACAGTAAGCACTTCTACTCCGAAAGCTTTTTACAACGAATGAAATTAAAAGACGAAAAATCTTTAAAAGCAAGAGAATCTGCAAATCAAAGGTGGAGAAAAAAAACAGAGGAACAAAAAGAAATGCGAACGCAATGCGAACGCATAAAAAATGAATGCGAACGCAATGCAAGTAAAGTAAAGAAAAGTAAAGTAAATAATAAAGAAAAAGAAAAAGAAAAAGAAAAACCTAAGCGGTTTTTACCACCCTCTTTGGATGAAGTTGAAAATTATATTTCAGAAAAAGGTTATTCAGTTGACGCAGAGGCTTTTATTGCGTTTTATACAGCAAAAAATTGGTTTATCGGAAAAAATAAAATGAAAGACTGGCGTGCGGCGATTGTAACTTGGCAAAAAAGAGAAAATAATAAAAAAACAAATCATTCAGGCGTAATTAATACGCAAAATATTGAATATAAACCTTTTTAATATGAATACAACTTTTAGTTTTAATGAATTGATTGAGCTGATGCTAAAACACAGGATGAATTTTCCTGAAAATCGGGTATTTATAGAAATAAAAGATGCAAAAAACGTATTAAAGGAGACGTTAAAAGCTTTTCTGGAACATGAAGGAAAGAAATCATACTGGCTGAAAGAATATGACGAAGTAGCAAACTGGCTTTCCGATAATGAAGGGAAAGGGCTGTTTATGTTTGGGAATTGTGGGCGTGGTAAAACACTGTTGGGTCGCTACGTTATACCGGCTATTCTATTGATGCATGAACAGAAAATCGTCAACTGCTATAACGCACAAGAGATGAACACAAAGATAGACGAAGTTTTAAAAAAGAAAATAATTTCGATCGATGATATAGGCACAGAAGAAATTCTCGTTCAATACGGGAATAAGAGGCTGGCTTTTCTTGAGGTTATCGATGCAGTTGAGAAAGAAGGAAAACTGATTATCCTTACGTCAAATCTGAATCACGAACAGATTATCGAAAAGTACGGCGAACGTACAATGGATAGGATCATTGCAACAACAAAAAGAGTGGTGTTTACAGGGAAAAGTTTAAGAACTTAAAACGATATCAACAATGAAAGTTTACATTTCAGGAAAGATAACAGGTCTTCCAATACAGGACGCAGAAATAAAATTTCAAGCTGCACAAGATTTACTTGAGTCTCTTGATTTTGAAGTTGTTAACCCTTTAAAAAATGGATTAAAAAAAGATTCGTCTTGGAAAGAACACATGGTAAAGGATATTGACCTTATCCTTACATGTGATGTAATTTACATGATTGACGGCTGGACAGATTCTGTTGGAGCATGTATCGAATATGATATTGCGGTAAGAACGGGGAAAAAAATTCTTTTTGAATCAGAAGTGATAAAAAATTTGAATTTAATAACAAAGACAAAAGATGCGATACATGAAGTTACAGGGCTAACATTTAATGAATATTCAAGTAAAAGCAGGAAAAGAGACGGATTTTATGCAAGAATGTTATTTGCCCACCATTGCTTCGAGAACGGGATTAAAATATCGACTGTGTCGGAGCTTATACAACGAGACAGGACAACCGTTTTATACACGTTAAACAAATATTATGATGAGGTTAAATATAACCCTGAATTTCGCAGGCTTGCAGAGAGTTTCAGTGAAATTATAAAAGAAGAAAATGAATAAAAAAATAAATAGAAAGGCGAAAGAAATATTTAATCCAAAACAATTAGAATTATGGGAACAGCAGAAATAATTGTGCTCATCATGTTGACAGTCTGGTCGGTATTGATGATAATCGCCGGATTCGATAAGGTTAAACAAGTTGAAAAATTAGAAGAAGCAATTGAATTAATAAAACAATTAAAAACAAAATAATCATGGTTATTCAAATTACAGACGCAACACTCGATAAAGTGTTAAAGACAGACAAACCGGTTGTAATCGATTTCTGGGCAGAATGGTGTGGCCCATGTAGAATGGTCGCTCCCATTATCGAACAATTGGCAGAAGAATACAAAGACAACGTCATTGTTGGAAAAATCGACGTTGACGAAAACAACGAAGCAACAACAAAATACGGTATCCGCAATATACCTACTATTCTTTTCATTAAAAAAGGACAAGTAATGGATAAGATTGTTGGCACTGCTGACAAACGCCTTTTTGTCGATAAAATCAATAAATTAATTAAATAAAATGTCAAAGCTATGAAAAAGCAAAAAGAAATCATTTACAGATGCGACTTCTGTAACAGGGGCATGTTTAATTGTGGTGCCATGAAGTTGCATGAAAGAATGTGTAAAAAGAACCCGAAAAATAAGCATAAATGCTTTCAGTATTGCAAGCATCTTATTAAAGCTAAAAACAGTTATGGGGAAACTACCTTTTCATGTGATAAGAATCCTGAATTTTCCGGGAAAGAACTTCACAGTTATAAATTAGAAAGATATTTTAAGGGCAGGGAGCGAATCAAAAAAAACGGATTGACACGCATGCCATTAAAGTGTGAATTCTATGAAATTGAACCCGGACATGACGAGGAATTTATAAACGAATTAAATAAATAATCATGAAATATGAAAAAAGAAACAATGATGCTGCAAGTGCAACTATGGATAATAATATTTCTGCTTGCCGAAAATAGTTTTTTACAAACGGCATGCATTGTAGGTATGTTATTTAGCGCAATAGATTTTTTAAAGGCAAATAATTAAAAGAACAAAAACAATGGGAACAATTATTTTAATATTAGCATTACTTTCATTGATAATAATTTATCTCTTAATTGAAAAAAAACAGAGGAATAAAACCATAAAAGGAACATTTAAAAAAATGGACGAAATAACGGATAAATACAGGGAGGAAAAAATTGGTTTGATTAAAAAAATGGTTAAAGAGAATTTAGAAGACATGGAAAAAACAAAAATTAAAGACAGGATCTCCTGGATTGATGGATATCTTGATGCATACACAATACTTAAAGAACAATTTTATTTACTCTAAAAGAAAGAAAAATATTTACAATGATTAAATATGATATGATAATCGGCATTGATCCGGACGTGGATAAATCCGGCGTGGCTGAATTAATCTTAAAAAACAGACTACTGGAAGCAACAACGCTTGCCTTTCCCGAACTTCTCGATTATTTGCAGGCAAGAAAAAAGATGGCTGAAAAAGGGAATTATTCATTAGTTGTTATCGTTGAGGCAAGTTGGTTGATTTCACACAATTGGCACAAAGGGAATAAAGATAATTACAGAACGGCTGCCGCAAAAGGCAATTCAGCAGGAAGGAACCACGAAGTCGGAAGAAAAATTGTCGAGATGTGCAGGCATTACGGAATAGAGGTTATCGAACAGCGACCTTTAAGAAAGTGCTGGAAGGGTTCAGGAGGAAAGATAACACATAAAGAATTGAACAGCATTTTAATAAAAAGAAACATGCAACCATTCAAAAGATCAAATCAGGAGGTAAGGGATAGTGTTTTAATTTCACTTTTACATGGAGGGATTTTATAATGGGAAATATAACAAGCGGGGGAGCAATCCCCCGCTTTTCTGTCTTACCTATTGGAAGGAAATCAGAATTTACTGATTGACAGACCCTTCCTGGTTCGATTAAATACTCTTCAAAAAGAGCATCAAGAAATAAAAGTTTATTTCAATTCCTTCTGGTGCGATTAACGATGCAAACATAGAAGTTCTCATTTTTATTTGCAAAACAAAAAGCATGTTTTACAACATAAGATAAAGAGAAAAAACAATTGTAGATAAATATAGAATAAGTTTTTCATTGAAACGTGTATTATTATGATACACGTTTTATTTTTGTATTGTTTTGTATTCTATTCTATTAAGAATGAAAAAATGACGTTTGACGAAATAAAAAAAGAATGCGCAGATATGCAGGCAGAATTGGAAACATTGATTCCCGATAGTGCGGACGGTGCAATCGAGCGTGGAAAAGAAATTGCAGTATATCATGCACGCACAGGATATTTGCTTGCTATTGCAAAACAACTTGTAAGGTCTAAAAAAACAAACGAAATAAGCGAAACAATTATTAAAATAGCAAAGGAGAATTATTTATCCGCAAAAGCTCAAAATGCGCTCGTCGACTGTATTGCAAGCGACGAAATGTTCCTGGTTGATTGGTTGGATAGACTAAACTCAATGTGTGTGCATCAAATAGACCTTATCCGTTCGATTATCAGCAAAGAAAAGGCTGAAATGCAAATTAATTCACAATTTAACTATGGAAACCAAAGATAAAAATATAAATAAAAAGAAACTTACACCAAAAGAAAAACGCTTTTGTTACCAGTATGTTTTGCATTTGAATGCAACAAAAGCAGCCATATTGGCAGGATATTCCGAAAAATCAGCTCGTGTAACAGGATGTAGATTGTTAACAAAAGCTAACATTCAAGAACGTATAAAATATCTACAAAATAATCTTTCCGAGACGGCACAAATTTCGGCATTGCGTGTTTTGAAAGAACATGAAAAAATTGCTTTTGCCGATGCAGGGCAGTTACGGGACGGTTGGATATCTTTAAAGGAATTTGAAAATCTTACACCTGCCCAAAAAGCAATCATTCAGGAGATTACAACAAAAGAAACAAAATACGGCATGGAGATCAAGATTAAGCTGTTCGACAAACAGCGAAGCCTTGATGCAATTAATAACATGCTTGGATTTGATGCTCCACTACGGGCCGAATTGACGGGTAAAGACGGGAAAGACTTATTCCCAGATATTAAAATCGAGATCATCGATAAAACGGAAGATGTAAGGAATGACAATTCAGACAACGAAAGTTTATAAAATTGTTGACGAAGCTATAAAGAATGGCTACACAACCATTTCGGCACAAGGAAGTAGCCGTAGTAGCAAAACATATAACATCCTTATATGGCTTATCATCTATTGTTTAAACAATCCGGGAACACGCTTATCGGTTGTCAGGGCAACATTGCCTGCTTTGAAAGGGTCGGTTTTCATTGATTTTAAAGAGATACTCAACAAGATAAAAATATTTGACGAAAAAGCGTTGAACAAAACGGAATTGACATATATATTTCCGAACGGATCATGGGTCGAATTCTTTTCTACTGACAGCGAACAGAAACTAAGAGGGAGGAAAAGAGATATTTTGTTTGTAAATGAAGCGAATGAATTGAAATATATAGAGTGGCAGCAGCTTAAAATGAGGACAACAAAATTTACGCTGCTCGATTATAATCCTTCTTTTTCAGACGATCACTGGATTTGCGATGTGAACAAAGAAAAGAAAACATTCCATTTTATATCGACATATAAAGACAACCCTTTTCTCGAGGAAACAATTATCAAAGAAATAGAGAGCCTGCAACACAAAAATGCAAGTCTTTGGAAGATTTACGGATTGGGGTTACAGGCACAGATTGAAGGTTTGATTTTTACGAATATTGAAATCATTGACGAAATTCCGGGTTATGTTAAAATGAACCATATCGGGATTGACTTCGGATATTCCAACGATCCGACGGCTATTGTCGATACGGGAATATATGGAGAGTGCTTATATGTTGACGAAATATGTTATAGAACATATATGCTTACGTCCGATATAATTAGAGAATTGAAGCCGTATTATCCAAAGAAAGTCATTGCAGAAAGTGCCGATCCACGTTTGATCCAAGAAATACGCAATGCCGGTATAAATATCAAACCGGTAAAGAAAAGCAATGGCTCAATAAAGGAAGGTATAACGAAAATGCTTGAGTATAAAATATACGTAACAAAACAATCCGCAAACGTGATCAAAGAATTCAAAAATTACACTTACGAGCAAGACAGCAACGGGAAATGGCTAAACGAACCCGTTGATGCTTTCAATCATGCAATAGATGCGATAAGATATGTAATACTTGAAACCGTGCTTGGGAAAAATAGAAAGAAACAAAACGTTGCCGACCTTTTTGGCTATTAATATGTATCACTATAATACAACAAAATATGACGATAGAAGAAATTTTCAAGCAGGCAACATCAAATGACGTGATTTCAGAATTGAAATCAAAACGTTATACACCTCAACCGGATGTTGCGGCAGCCAATAAAGCCCTTGATCCTGAACTGCACAACATAAACAACAGGATTTTGCGTCCCGATAAACGGGTTAAGGTCGATGCAGAAGATAACAATGTGCGCAAGGTAGTGGATACAAACGGTGAATCGGTAAACTACAAAATAGAAAAGGTCGCACGTATCAAATTGGCTCTTCAAAAACTTATTATAAAACGTGCCGTGTCGTTTCTGTTTGGAAATCCTGTTGCTTACAATGCAACGCCTGACAACGATAATCAGGAAACAATTATAAAGGCGTTGAATCGGATACTTTATGACGTAAAAAGCAATTCGCTGAACAGAAAAGTTGCCCGATCAATCTTCAGTTACAAGGAATGCGCCGAATTGTGGTACCCTGTTGAAAAACGAAACACGAATTACGGGTTTAATTCGCAATTTAAGTTGAAATGTGCCGTGTTTTCACCAGGATTTGGCGATATCCTTTATCCTTATTGGGACGAAACAGGCGATATGATCGCTTTCTCTCGGGAATTTAGCCGAGAAGACGAGAATAAAATAAAGTATAATTATTTCGAAACATACACCGACACGGAGCATTGGTTGTGGTTGTATGGAACAAACGGTTATGAAGTGGTTGAAGGTTATCCAAAGCCAATTTCAATCGGGAAGATACCTGTTGTTTACGGTTATCAGGAAAAATTCGAAACGGAAGACGTAAATTCATTAATCGACAGGCTGGAAACATTGCTTTCCAATTTTGCCGACACAAACGATTATCATGCAAGCCCGAAAATATTCGTTACAGGCCAAATAAACGGTTGGTCAAAAAAAGGGGAAAGTGGAGCGGTTATCGAAGGCGAAGAAGGAGCTACGATGCAATATGTGTCTTGGCAAAATGCGCCAGAATCGGTAAAGCTTGAAATAGAAACCCTTTTGAAAATGATTTACACGATCACTCAAACGCCGGATATTTCATTTGAATCTGTGAAAGGGCTTGGAGCGATTAGTGGCATAGCATTGAAATTGCTTTTCATGGATGCACACCTGAAAGTGCAGGATAAAAGAGAGATATTCGATGACTATTTACAGCGCCGTGTAAACGTAATTAAGGCCTATATAGGCAAGTTTAATACAGCACTTGAAAAAGACTGTGAAGAGTTGGAGATAGAGCCTGAAATCACGCCCTACATGCCTGTAAACGAGATTGACGAAATAAACATGTGGCTGGCCGCAAATGGCAATAAGCCCCTCGTTTCACAGAAAGCAAGCGTCAAAGGAGCAAATCTCACACAAGATCCTGATAAAGATTATGAACAGATACAGGAAGAATCAAATCGGGATAATTCTTTTGTTATAGGTGAGCCAATAATGGAATAATATAATGGCTAAAAAAAAGAAAAAGGAAGTAAATAAATTTTCTTTTCAAAGCTATAACCTAAAGCATTTTAGAACGACAGAACAATATGTTGCTGCCGTCAATTCCTTGTTTGATCGAGCAACAAAAGCTATTGCAAACGCTGCTGTTAAAGGAGAATATGATCCGGATAAGCCTTTTTCTTTTGACGATTACCCCGATGTAAAAGTTTATGCTCAAAAAATAATTACAGGGCTTGCAAATAATGTAACTTCTGTTGTCGAAACAGGAGTAAAAAAAGAATGGCTGGCTGCTTGCAAAAAGAATGATGAATTCATTGCTTCGATAATGGATACCTCTAAATTATCGAAGAAACGATTGGAACAATTGCAGGATCGCAATCTTGATGCATTGCAAACATTTCAGCAACGGAAAATAAAAGGATTGGACCTTTCCAAGAGAGTTTGGAAATATACCGAACAGTATAAGGCTCAAATCGAATTGGGGCTTGACGTTGGTCTTGGAGAGGGGCGAAGTGCACAACAATTGTCACGGGATTTAAAGCAAAACTTAAACAACCCGGATAAATTGTTTCGCCGTGTTCGTGATAAACATGGCAATCTCGTTCTTTCAAAAGCAGCCAAAGCGTTTCATCCAGGACAGGGTATTTATAGGTCAGCTCATAAAAATGCGATGCGATTGACACGGTCGGAAATAAACATGGCATACCGTGAAAGTGATTATCTGCGATGGCAACAGCTTGATTTTGTCGTCGGTTTTGAGGTTCACAGGTCAAACCATGAGCCATTATGCAAATGTGATTTGTGCCAGCGGTTAACAGGCCGTTACCCTAAAACATTCAAGTTCGTTGGTTGGCACCCGCAATGCATGTGTTATGCAACAGCTATCCTTATGGATGAAAAAACATTTGATGAGCAGGAATTATCCGATCTTAAAAGTGCCTTATACGGCAAAGAATACAAGAAGCTTGTACCAAAGAATGCCGTCACCGATTTGCCGCAAGGATTTAAAGATTGGGTTGCAGAAAACATGCAGAAACAAGCCAACTGGACTTCAACTCCTTATTTCATTCGTGACAACTTTGTAAATGCCAATTTGGCGGATGGATTGAAATATGTTGCACCGGCTAAACCAATCAAGCCTGTAAAGACCGAACAACAAAAAGCCGATATACAGGCCCGTTGGGACGAAAGAAAAGCATTGCAAAGCGTACAGGCTGAATTTGGCCAAATCAGGGATGAATTGGCGAAATGGGTAAGCGTGTACAAGATATATGAAGCCCTTAATGCCAAGAACCCGACACTTGCGAAAAACCTTATCGAATCGGGCAAGGCAGAAATGCGTAAACTGAAAGTAGAATACAAGGCGGACATTTCAGACATGCACAATACCATCAGGGAAGCAAGCAACCTTGGCATTGATGTTTCCCAAATGAAAGCCATGTTGGACAATGCCGAATCCAACAATATGTATTGGATTGCTAACAAGCCATTGTTCAAACAGGCAATTCAGGAATTGAAACAGAGAATCGCCAACCCAGATATGCAAGAAAACTTACATGAAATCATTAAGTTGATGGATGATGCCAAAATTGAATATCGAGAGGTCAAAGAACTTGCAACCAAGTTGACCGAAACGGAAATCATCGAACGTCTTGCCGGTGGCGACATGACAAAAGGTTCTTGTTCATCGTTGGCGTTTGCTTATGCCGGCAACAAGTGTGGATTTGATG